TACACTAAATCAGTAAGTTGGCAGCATCACCAGCCTTCTTGAGGCTACCACCTGTTTTCAGGTGTCATTCAGACGTGATTTGCCCCAGATTGGGAAAGCACGCTTTTTTCTCAGCTATCGTCCTCTTATTTTGCCGTTACATTTCTTTTTGCACTCTAATGATTAATTTACAATAATAATATCGGTAATTATTGAGTAATAATAAATTGATTATTGCAAATGTAATTTAATTCCATCTTCGCGTTATATTCCAATCTTTAATCTCCGCATGGAACAAGTTGCATGCGTGACTATATTAAGACAACTTATAACCACCAAAACATTTGCTTTGCAAGCAAAAACAGTGACCATTGACTCTAAGAAAATTCCGATCTATTGTTAGGGTCATCAAAGTTACTTAACAGTATTCCGAAATGAAAATACAAAGCAAGCTAATTGTCTTATTAAACATTATTATTGCATTTATATTATTTGAGCTTTTAGCTCAAAAATTTGGTTTGAGTACATTATTTTAAAGCAAGATAAACAATATCGGGCACTCTAGTTTTTATAATTAACAATTAAACGTCCATAAAATGTTATTTACTTTTCTTCGCTATTGTCATATCTTAATATAGTGGCTTACGCCACTCTACTTTCATCACATTTTGTACGTTTATGTACTCGCCATGAAGCTCTTTCATGGCGATTTTTTATTCTTAATCCAAGAACATACTCCCTACCTATAGCAAAATCACTTTTTTAACAAAAGAATAACGTATTTAGGTAATCATTACGAATTTACCCTATAGGTGCTACTGGCCATTCAATATCCGGTGCAGTTGATGTATCAACACGGTTCAGCAACACCCGATACTTTTTCCAGGCTTCCAGCAACAAGGTTTCTTTCTCCGTTGCGATCTCCAGATCCACAGCATCCTGAAGCGGCGCTATATGCTCACTGGCTACCTGCATCAGGCTGTTTTTTGTTTCTTCCGCCTCCCGGATCCGGAACAGTTTTTCTGCTTCCGTATCCTTCACCCAGGCTGTGCCGTTCCACTTCTGAAACTCCCCTTCCGGGGATAACCAGGTGACATTTTCCGGTAATGAGCCGAGTTCAGAAATAAATAACGCGTCGCCGGAAGCCACGTCATAAACCGTTTTACCCCGATGATCTTCAACGAGATGCCACGATGTTTGCAGGCAGACCTGTATGAGGCGGAATATATGCGTCACCTTCACCAATAAATTCATTAGTTCCGGCCAGCAAATTATAAATTTTTATGGTCCGTGGTTGTTCAGTCATTCTAAAATCCATGTTCACCTCTACTTAATATCAGAGACAGAATATTGTTTATTGAGCGTATGGGTGGGAGCACCAATAACGATGCTACTTCCGTGGCTATGTGCGCCAGAGGTGAGATTGCCTACGGGATTTTCTGGATTAAACCGGTGTGTATGCGAATCAGGGCGAGAGCGATTATTAGTCAGCACGTCATCAGCCTGATGCACATGGCTAATACAGAACTGCCCGGAACGTGAGCAATACGTCCGATAATCGCCGCATCCAATATATTTAGTATCCGCATAACGGCAAACAGAATTACCCGGACAGTATGCATATGTGCCAAATACTGCCGACTGGCGGGAGTGTGCGTATTCCCAGTAAATTGATTCTGTTTTCTTATTAAAGTTATCCCATGCCTGCTTCATTTGCCAGGCAACGCTTTCAAACGGAACCTGACCACATCCGGCCCCCATTGCAGGGAATACCACCGTCTTTATTTTCCTGTCTGTCGTTGCGTTTTTATTGTGCTGAAAGATGGCAAGCAGAGCGGCCCAGGTTGCATTATATACAGCGTCTGTTCCGTCAATTGTCAGCGGAACACGCATTGTTGGCGCATGTACCAGCCAGGGGTGATGATTATGCCCCGTTTCAATTACAAATGCAGAACCTACAGGCTGTTCGCCTAGATATTCACGAAGAATATGATTCTGAACGCGGGACTGTAACTGAGTACCGAAGAATGCGGTAATGGCGGCATCAACGCCGCCATCCATCAGGCCGAAACTATTTGCCGCACTTACCATGCAGTCAAATTCTCTGATTGTTTCAAATGGCTTTCCGACAATATTCACATTATCTGCGTTTGCAAATACCCGCTTAAATGCTTCAGCCATTTCTGTTACTGGTGCAGAAAGAATGAGCGTAATCATGCAAGCCTCACAATATAGTTAAATGCGATGTTTTTGACGGTGTTTTCCGCGTTACCAGCAGCGTTAACGGTGATGGTGTGTCCATGTGAACCAATCGCAACAGAGTGCGTATGAGCACCAATACCGACAGTATGTGCGTGTGCACCTGCAGATGCTGCTGTGCCGGACAGTGAGTGGCTATGATTACCATCTGTACTGGTATTAGCTAACCACCCCGTAGACATACCTACTGAGCCTTGTACACCCCAAGTATTTTGACCTGAGCTTGTATAACCATATTGATAAGTATCTTTAAAAACACTGGGGTTAAATCGACGGCCATCTCTATGGCTGTGATTACCAGCTGCATTCGTGCTGCCACTTAAACTATGGGTATGCGCACCAGTGTTATTCGTGGATTTAGTACCGTAATCAAACGACGATGTGGTTTTCGTACCCAAATCCGTACTGGATGCGCTGGCGCTGTGGGTGTGCGATTTAATGCCGTCCTGTTCCTGAGACAATACGGCACGACCACTGGCGGGCTTGCCCTTAATCGTCCAGCCACGCATATCAGGAATAACGCCTGACGGATAAGCCGCTGCAAGTTTCGGGTATGCAGATTTGTCAAAAGTCTGCCCCTGCATCAGGGCATAACCAGACGGAACGGTATCTGATGGCCACGGGATTGGTGCGCCGACTGGGTAGCTTTCTGGTGGAAGATTTTTCGAGGTATAAACTTCTGCCCAATCTTCCTCAAAACCATAACCGTCTCTTGAAGAACGGTAGAACAGACCACCATTTCTGTAATGCGCCTTCATCTGCAAGGTCCGGCAACTTCCGACTCCGGTATAGAAGTTAACCAGAATATAGCTGTAGCCAGAGCGGGTGACATTGTAAGCGCCTGATTCGGCATTCCAGGGAACGCCCCCATCCGCATCGGCATACGTATCCGTTGCTCTTCTGGCAAAAGCAGCAACATGCGCAGCGGTTAAAGTAATATCTCTGGAACCATCAAACTCAACACCAGAAACCAGTCTTGGCGTTTGCAGCTTTGTTGCTGTTAATGCATTACCGTTCAGACTTGCGGACAGTTTGGTTCCAATAACCAGTTCGCCGGTTGCGTTATCAATAGCAAACGGTCTTAATGTATTCCAGCCACCATAAACATCACCTTGATTGGTAAGCAGCAGGTAAGTTTTAGCGCCATCATTACGCCATAATGCACCATACTCCCCACCTATCATTCGAATCTGATTACCACCACGCGCTACAATTTCGTCTGTGGCAAAAAGTTTTTTGCACGACAAGTTATCGTTAACGATNACCCATTGGGAGGTGCCACTGGTTAATGAGCCACTGATACCAACCTGATTAGTCCCGCTAACTTGAGTACTCCCTGCCGGAAACATTCCAGTAGGTTGACTCCCGCTATTCGTTCTGGGCCCAGTCTGACTATGTTGGTGGGCCCCAGCTGAACTTGTAGAGCCGCTCAGACTGTGCGTATGCGCCCCGGTGTTATTCGTGGATTTAGTGCCGTAATCAAACGACGATGTGGTTTTCGTCCCCAAATCCGTACTGGATGCGCTGGCGCTGTGGGTGTGCGATTTAATGCCGTCCTGTTCCTGAGACAATACGGCACGACCACTGGCGGGCTTGCCCTTAATCGTCCAGCCACGCATATCAGGGATCACGCCTGACGGATAAGCGGCTGCAAGTTTCGGGTAAGCAGATTTGTCAAAAGTCTGCCCCTGCATCAGGGCATAACCAGACGGAACGGTATCTGATGGCCACGGGATTGGTGCACCGACTGGATAAAACTCTGCAGGAGGATGAGCCGAGGTGTAAAGCTGCGCCCACGGCGACCAGTTTGCGTCGGTCGTATCCCGTCGTGAACGAATAAATGCCGGAGCATGAGCACCGCTTGTACCACTCCAGCCGATGAGTAACTCACCTTCGCCAACGGCTGTCATCCCTTTCAGGTGAATGATATTTCCATACGCTGTTGGATATCCGTTGTTATACACCTCGTATAACTCAAGACCTGCTGCCCCCTGCGTATTGTCTGTCAGCGCGGCTACCCGACCTTTTGAAGCCAGATTAACTGATGATACTGCTGTTCCACCTGACGGTAGCGCCCCGATCTCTGATGCCGTTGGCTTATTTCTGGAGTTATAGTCCCTTCGCCAGCCAGGTGAATAATCTGTTCCGTGATTAATATAGGTAAACTGGGCGTTGGTTGTTCCGCCACCGCTGGATGTGGTCGGAGTGGTAATGCGGATCGTCATCGCTGACTTTATCCCCATTACTTCAATGACAGCTCCGGCGAGATGAATATTACCGCAGCCAGTATCAGTAATGATTTTATTATTGCCATAAGACCAGGAACCCTTGCACATCCAGTATGGATGGTTAAATGCTCCCTGAGAATCCAGCCACTCGATAAACTGTGCAGTCGTCCAGTTTCCTGTTGTTGTGCTTACTGACCCACCGAAGGCACGGCAGGCACCAATATTTTTCGTAAAGGTGTCTTTGCCAGGGATATCCGCACCGTTCTGATCTTTCTGCAGACGTTTCTCAGCATTGTCATTGGCTGCTTTTACTGCCTTTGGCGTTGCCGCCAGCGTTTCAGACGTGCTGTTGGTCGCGCTGCTTAGCTGGATTATCCCTTTCTGTGCTGTCGTTGCATCCTGTGCGGTGTATTTCCCGTTAGCCAGGTCATACGCGGCCTTAACGGCTTTTGGTGTTGCCGCCAGTGACTCGGAAGTGCTGTTAGTCGCACTACTGAGCTGTACTATCCCCTTTTTCGTCGTACTTGCATCCTCAAGCGCCACGGCGGATGCAATATCCTCTGCCCGTTTAGCTGCTGTCTCGGCGCGCGTTGCCGCGGATTCCGCCGTACTTTTGCTCTGAGCTGCTGCCGTCGCACTACCAGCAGCCTCTGTCGCCTTCGTGGATGCCGTCGTGGCGCTGCCCTTCGCTGCTGACGCCTGTCTGGTCGCCTCATCTTTTGAAGCAGACGCCGATGATGCCGATGACGCCGCCGAACTGGCGGACGATGCGGCAGCCGTTTTTGAGGATTCTGCGCTGGTTTCCGACGCTTTCGCGTTCGTTTCGGATGTCTTCGCTGCGGAAGCTGACCTCGCTGCTGCCGTGGCCTGCTCAGTGGCTTCGCCAGCCTTCGTTGTGGCTGTTGAAGCGGATGATGCGGCGCTTTCTGCCGATTTTCCGGCGGCGGTGGCACTGGCTGAGGCCTGCCCGGCACTTGTTGACGCGGCGCTGGCAGACGACGCAGCCGCTGTTTTTGAGCCTGCCGCAGCTGAGGCACTCTGTCCCGCTGCCGTTTCAGAAGACCTGGCGTTCGTCTCGGACGTTT